CGACAGCTATTAAGAAGTCAATTCCCGATATCCCTGACTTCTCTCTTCCCCGTTTTCTTGGGGAGTTACGAGAGGGCCTTCCCAAGGTCCCTCTAACGATCATTCGATCAGAGAAGAAGCTGCGGTCAGCGGGCGGTGAGTACCTGAACTTTCAGTTCGGTCTCATGCCCACTGCAGCGGACGTTCAGAAGCTTATTCAGCTACTGTTCAGTCCGCACGCGAAAGACTACATCCGGCGAGAGCTGGACAAGGAATTCCGCGTCCGTAAACTGCTCGACAAAGGCCAGGCCATCACCACCACCGACCTTTCGGGGTCGTGGGAGGCGAATACGGTTTCTGGCTTCGTCGGCACACCAAGACTCATAAGACAGAGAACCCAGTCCTACAGGATATGGTCCTCCGTCACCTTCAAGCAACTGCAGGTCAACCGGCTTCAAGAGCTCATTAACGATCTCGAGAGGCAGGTTGGCGTGGGTATTGTTCCCACTGCGATTGACTTGTGGAACTTGGTGCCATGGAGCTGGTTCGTTGATTGGTTCACGAATTTTAACCACGTGATTACCAATCTCTCTTACCTAGAGAAAAACGGACTGTACTTGAAATATGGATATGTCATGGGTACTTTCGAGGACGTCGTAACAGATGTCCAAACGAGATCCATTGGCAGTTCTATCCATACCACCTCGGGAACAGCGCATTACCTGCGCAAGTATCGAGTTGGTGCAAGTCCCTTCGGATTTGGACTTACTTGGAAGGATTTTGACCCCTTCCAGCTGTCCATCCTCGGGGCCTTGGGAATCTCAAGGCTTCGATTCTAGTCCCACCTTACAAAGGTGGGCAGCCGTCTATCCCCTTCGGCAAGGGAGTAACCTACACGCATGGTTACGGTGTGTGTGTCCTCAGAAAGAGTCCCATGTTCTCAGATCCTCAGTCAGTTACCATTTCTGGTAGTGCAAAGTCTCTCCCGCGCGTTAGCTCGGGAGACTTCACCGGTCAGTTCCGCGCCACGGATGGCGCGTATACTCTCTCGGTCAAGCACACTTCAAACAAGCGGGATCGGTCGGTCATCCGACTGGATTCGAAGAAGATTGGAACCAATCCTCTCGATCCGTCGAAGAACCTTCCTTTCTCCGCCTCTGTTTATGTCGTGTTGGACGCACCGTCCCAAGGCACCGGGTTCACCAACGTTGAGTTGGAGGACCTCGCCAAGGGTCTGGTTGCCTATCTCTCTGCAGCCAACGTAACTAAATTCGTCGGCAAGGAGAGTTAGCTGCTATGAGGGAAGGCCCGGATATTCTCGTGGCCTTCCTGCTGTTCCTTTGCTGGACCCTGATCGCGCTATGCGTGGTTGGGGCCCTGCTTTGGAGTGCAGTCTGATGAACTAGAGGACTCGCCAAGCTATCAACTTACGAAAGTAGGCCGATGAAAAGCCTGACGGGACTCTGGTCTGAACTCGCGCTGGATTGCGCGGAACAGTGTGGCACAAGCTGCGCACGAGACATAGAAACAATGCTCGCGCGTGTCGAACACGAAGGAGATGGGTTTTTAACCATCAACCTTCCGCAGTTTTGCTCGGACTTTGAACAAGCCTTAGAGCAAGGTTGCGTCTCTGCCAACCACTTCGTTGGTTTTAAGAAGTGGCGGTGTCTCCCCGCGTTTCTGCGAGGTTTCACCGAACAGGTGTTCGATAGTCGGACTGGCAAATTGCACGACCAGCCCAACGTGAACGCTATCCTAGCGGTTCGTCAACTCACGCTTGTCTTCAAGAAGATTGAGCGAGAGACGACGGACTTACGGAAGCGTAAAGCGGAGGCAGGTTACATAACCTGCGAAGTTGACCTGGAACGCATCGATGACTCGTTAGATGCCTCACAAAGGCATGAGTTTAACGTCGCGTTCGCTGAGCTGTACTCTGGGGTGCTTAGCCGCCTGAATAAGGCGATCGAGCATCTTGATGTACGGCCCAAGCACGGCCCCGGTAGTACCCAGGATAAACTTCTGGGCAACCGAAAGTGGCTCTTTCCTACTTGGACGGAGCGACTTGAGGAGGTTTTCCCGTACGCGTTTTATTGCACGCCTACATGGATTCCTTTCTCGGGCTACAGGACAACAACGCTCCCAGTGGATCAGGAGCCCCCTGTAAAGGTGGTTTTTGTTCCAAAGACTCAGAAGACACCTAGGGTTATCGCTATGGAGCCTACGCATATGCAATACATGCAGCAGGCTATCGCGACGACCCTGGTTCCTCTCCTGGAGACCTCTGTGATCGGAAGATCGCAGGGGTTTACACACCAGGAGCCGAACCGGTTGCTTGCCAGAGAAGGGTCTATGACCCGGAGGCTTGCAACCATTGATCTTTCTGAGGCGAGTGACCGCGTCTTGAACTCTTTAGTTCTTGGCGCGACTCGGGCGTGGCCCACGGTGCAAGATGCACTGCAGGCAACACGCTCTACTCGCAGCGAGCTCCCTAGCGGTAAGATTGTTACGCTTCGGAAATTCGCTTCTATGGGGTCGGCCTTGTGTTTTCCAATGGAGGTGATGGTGTTTTCTGCCATCGTCCTCATAGGGATGCGCAAGTCCGGTGTGTTCACCGACGATGAGGTGTTTGATCACTTTGTCACCGGTGGGGTCCGCGTCTACGGGGATGATAT